AAACGAAAAACGGGCAGGCCGGACAAACCGACCCGCCCGGACTACTCCTCAGGACTCAGGGCGTCCCGAACCTCACGCTCGGCCTTGAACTACGCCGGCCACTCAACACACAATTCATGTGCCGACATGCCCGGTTCACCCGTGGTCAACTCCCGAACCGACTTCCCCATCTTCAACGCCAACTCGTGAAGGAACATCGGGTCCGCCATCCCCAACGGGATCTGCAACGGGTCCGGCTGATTCAGCCGTGACCTCTTCGCCAGACTGAAACTTGGCCTCCGCTTTTTCGATGGCCTCCTTATCCACACCGGAAAGCTCATCGATTGCATCAACGATCTTCCGGGCCGCAGGACCACACTGACCCATGAAATGCTCCGCCTCCTCAACGGTGGAGAGCTTCGGATCAGCCAGACCGTGAAGCACCTGGATTGCTTCCATCTTGGCCGTATTCACCCGGGCGATCTGCTCACCCTTCGGGGTGGTAACCATCTCAAGCGCTTCGCTCTGTGCCTGGTTCGAAAACCCGGCACCAAGACCACGGACAAGGACAGTTGGGGAACCGTCCAGCGAATCAAGCGTGACCTCTTTTTCACGAAGGTCACTGGCACCCAGAAGGGCGCTCTTTGAAATCCTCGACATGGAGGACTCCTTTCTGCGACCGTCAGGCCGCATCGGTGGCTAGAGGGGGCGAACCGGCTGGCCCGCCCCCGGGATGAATCAGGCTGTTCCGCGCAGAAGCCCTGCGGTCCCACCGTTCACGAAGTTGATATCCACGGTGTTCGCGGAACCAACATCACCCGCAAGCGGGCTGTAGGAAGGCAGACGACACGTCATCGTGTACTCCGGGTTGGTGGACGACGCTACGCCGGCATCGGGACGGACAACGACGCCGAACGTTCCGCCCGACTCATGGTGAGGCCACAGAACGGCATCCAGCGAAGCCGCCGCATAATCCTGAAAGGCGGTGCCGGTGATGCTGCCGTTCTTGAATCCGGTGATGTATTCCCGGTACTCGGCAGGACCAAATCCGGTCACATCCTGATCCTCGCCCTCTGAGGTGATCGTGACGCTCTGGAAATTGTTGGACAGGTTGGTGCCATCAATCTCGACAAACGCATTTGTAAGCACTGTCTTAGGCATGAGTTACAGCTCCTTTGCTCTTGGACACGGGGTCCGGTTTCGGTGCGTCGCGGACGACGCTGAGGGACCCGCGCTCAACGAGCCGGGCTTCGTATTCGGGGTCCAGCTCGGCCTTGAAGGTCGAACCGGGTTCGTGACCGAGCACGTTGTGTGCTCCGCCAACGCGGTACGTCTTTTTCATGTGGCCTTTCCTTCGGGTCGGGCTAGGTGAGAGTGATTCGGTAGGTGGCTCCAGCGTGTCTGTATTGCTGGTCACCGCTGGCCTCGGTGTAGTTCACGTCACCGACGTGGTTGAGGTCAGCGAGGGTGCGTCCCGAAACCGTGATGGTTCCGAGATCAAGTGCGTTATCGACGGCTGCAGCGATCGCTTCGGCAGGGCCGGGCAGCGTGTTCCGGTCAATGGCCTTCACAAGCCAGGTGGACCGGAAGAAAGCGTTTGCCCCCATTGCCCGTTCTTTCGTGCCGCTGGACTTGCTGAAAACAATCAGCGGATAGTCAGCGTCCGTTGGGGCCTGCTCGTAATAGATGCGTTGCCCCACAAGGTTTGTGACCGCGGACGTGCCAACGAGCTTCTGGTAGATGCCATTACGGACCGGCGTGCTCATTGACGTCCGATCGATGTGCCAAACTCAAGCATATGACTCCTTCTGAGGCAGAGCTAAGAAAGCTGTATTGCGAGGACCGTCTCTCCACTCGCGAAATCGGTAAGCGGTACGACGTCGCCCACATAACGATCCGTAGGTGGCTGACGAAGTTCGATATCCCCGTGCGTCCGAGCGGTTCAGGGCTGGACCACCGAGGGGTTGAGGCTCCGAGCCGAGCTGAACTTCACCGCTTGATTCACCAGGAATTTCTTACGTACAAGGAGGTTGCGGACCGCTACGCCGTTGACCTCACAGCCATACCTCTCTGGCTAGACAAGCACGGGATAGAGCGACAAGACGCCCGCGTCTCACAGTTCAAAGGGGGGCCGCCCTCACGAGATATCAATGTGATTGCTGACCGATATCTGGGCGGGGACAGCGCCAGCGTCATCGCTAAAGACCTTGGCTATGCCAGCAAGACATCGGTGTTGAACATGCTTCGGGCGGCGGGCATCGAGCGGAGAAAGGAGGGCTGGAACCAAAGGCGGTACACCACCGACAGCGGCTTCGAAGTCCGCTCTATCTATGAGAAGCGCGTGGCTGATTGGCTCAGCGACCACGACCTGCTGTATGAGTACGAACCCTCACTCCCCGAGTGCCGCTGCCGAGCAGATTTCCTCTCCAACGGTTGGTATGTGGAAGTCTGGGGAGTCCACAGCAACGAGCGGTACCGAAAGCAAAAGCAACGGAAACTCGAGATCTACCGCTCTAACGGGCTTTCACTAATTGAGATCCTTCCGCACCACTTCTCAAAGCGTCAGGGACATCTCTTCGAGCAGAAGATGCGACCCGCACTAGAGAGTCCTTAGAACCTGCTGAACGTCGGCAGCTACTTCATCTCGGTTCTCTTCAAGCGCGGGCATCAGGAACGGCTGGGCGGCGTGATCGCTGGTGCCCCACTCGAGAAAATGAGCGTAAAATGCCTCACTGTCACCGGCCACCACCGCATACTCCGCAGGGGCAACCCGCTCAACAGTGATGCGGTTCTGAAGCTCACCGGAATCAACCGGGACCTTCTGCCGGGCGCTCTCTGCGACACGTTCCGCGCCCTCCTTGACCGCGTTGCTGACACGGGGCTGAAGTTCAGCGGCGATACCGGGCAGACGGCTAGTCAGCTTCGCGGGCATCTCAGGTGATCTCTTTCGCCTCAACGCGACGGCTCAGTTCCCAAGTTCGCGGGGCACGAAGGGAAGTCACCGTGAAGACCTGCGACCCGTAAAGGATCTGGGAATCAGTGGTCACCGCCGTGTCATTCGGGAACGTGAAGATGTACTCGGTGTCGGGATGAACACGGCCACCCTCAACGCCCTCACCGTCACCCGAACTCGCCACCGGGGTCACACGGCAATCAAACGTGCCGGCGTTCGTCCAGGTGGTCGTTCCGCCACCGCCACCATCGGACACCCAGCCTTGGGTTTGAATGATCGCTGCCCCCGCAAGGGACTCAGCCATCGTGGAGCGCATGCCAGCGAGTTCGTCTGCGTTCAGCATGCGGCTCCTTTCAAGCGGTAACGGGGGTCAGCGACTGCATCCAGTCCAGCGTCAACGGGACGCCCTCCTCGATTTTCACGGTCGGGTTGTGTCCCAGCTGCTGTTCCGCCTTGCGGTTTGACGGGCGTTTCGACACGACGTTGTGAACGTCCTCGGGGAGATACGTAACCAGCGACGGGTCGGCCCCGGTTTCTTTCAGGATCAGGTCGGACAAGTCACGGACACTCCGGTAGTCGTTGCCACCGATGTTCAGGGCCTGCCCGCCATCGGCATGAAGTGCTTCGGCCAGCGACGGAATGAAGTCGTCAACGAACATAAAGGTGCGTGAATACCCCTCGTACACCTCCCACGGAATCCCGTTCAAAGCCCGATGGCAAAACAGGGCAATGACCGAGCGGTACGGGTGGTAATGCTCCCCCGGGCCGTACACGTTGAAGAACCGGAGCCTGACCGCCTCAACCTCATGGCGGGCCTCGAAGTTCATGATCTGCTGCTCGTTCGCCCACTTCGACAGTGCATATTCGTTCGGCTGGCGAAGCGGGATCTCCTCGGACAGTTCTTCGTACAGGATGGGGGCGTCGCACTCCCCGTAAATCTCGGAAGTGCTGGCATGGATCAGTTTCGCGCCGTATAGCTCGCAGAGATTCAGCACGTTGTGGGTTCCGATCAGGTTCGTGCGCCACACCTGCTCGTAGTTTCGATTTCCGTTATGGCGCCCAAACTCAGCGGCTAGGTGGAAGCAGGCGTCTGGCCGATACTCGTCGAATACCCGCTCGAGTTGCCGGTAGTCCGCCACGTCCGAACGCATGAAGGTTTCAACCTCCTGGTCGGTGTGGCGAAGGTCGGTGCCGAACACCGAATGGCCCCGGTTCGACAGCTCAAAGGTAAGTGGTACCCCCAGGGTGCCAAGGCTCCCCGTGATTAAAACTCTCATGGTGGCTCCTGCTAGTTGGTGGCAGACAAAACAGCTGTGTCCGGGTCGGACGGAAAGACCGTGTAGTTCGTGGAGTACTCATCGATCAACGCGGCGTACTCAGGAACCTCGCAGTCATGAATCACCACAATCGGATGCGGGCGAGACAAAACGGCCCTTATCGTTCGCATACGATCCCGACGGTGCGTCCCGTCATCAATGAAAACCAGATCAAAGTTGCTGGGTATCGGATTACCCTTAGGCAGCACCCGAAGACGCGGATCGGCGTACTTCTCCTCCACAACCTCGCGCCACCCCAAGTCAACCTCGACCGAAACGAGCTGCTTCAACTCTTTCCGGGCAAGAAACAGCGGGGTTGAATGGTGGCCAGCCCCATACTCAAGGACACGCTCCGGACGGTTGGCAGCGAGCACCGACGCCAACACCTGGAGGTGCGAGTGATACCTAGACACGCTTTATCGCCTCCGCAAAAATCCGGCGATCATCGGCATCCGTGTATGACTTCCGGCCAATCATTTCGTGGTGGTGAATTAACTTGTAGTCGTGACGGAGCACCGTTTCGTAACCAAGTTGCCGGCCGCGATGCGATACCCATACGTCGCACATCATGTGGCTGGGAATGACCCGTGTCTTTCGGATTTGGTCCCGCGACACGAACGGCATCGGGGTGAAATCAACCGGTGTCCAGTCGGGCTGAATCTCGTGGAGTAGGCAGGCGGGGGCGTTCATGTCTCCCCCCGCCGATTCCACTGACCCGTCGGGCCGATAGACGATCGGGGCGGGGAGATAGCCGTCATCTACCGCTTCGACGCAGGGCTCAATCCATGTGTCGTCCTGGGCCTCAATGTCATCAGCTGACAGCAGTAGGTAGTCGCCGCTGGACCGCTTGATGCCTTCGATCCATGCTGCCCCGCAGGAATCCTGTCCGCGAACCACAATGTGATTTAGGCCGGGAAACGAAGCAAGGCAACGCTCAAGTGATTCTTCGCGGCCCTCGATCGTGGGCACTATCACATCAATCATTCGTGACCAGCTCCCAAAAATCCTCGGCGGCGGTCTCAATCTTTTCGGGTTCGTTTTCGATCCACCACTTCGCCCCCACAAGATCGTTTGTCAAGACTTCGCAGCCAGCCACGTATGCCTCCGCCACACATCGACCAAAGGGCTCCGGGTCAATCGGTAGAAAAATGAACTGTTCGTGCTGGTGAAGGACGGCTGGCAGTGATCCGTGGTCAACTCCGCCGTGGTGAATGACGTGTGGGCCGACGGGCGGATAATGTCCGGGACCGAAAACGTGAAGTTCGACCCCGTTACGGGCGCAAGTTTCGGCAACCAAATGTCCGCCCTTGCCAGGGGTCAACCATGAACCAATCGTGACGACACCCTCACGTTTCGTGTGGCGGCGCGTCGCCCGGTTCGGTTTGAACGAATCAAGCGAAGCTATTGGCGGAACCAGATTACCCTCCCCGCCGTAAAGCTTTTGATGAAGCGGTGACGTGAAAATGTGCTCCGCGTTGTCGTCAATCCATGCCCTAAGCGTTTCGTTTTCGTGACGGGCCAGGTCGTGATGAAACCGGATAACCCTGCGGCCCATAAGCGTCGTAATGAT